AGCTAGGAAAAGATGGTAAACCCAGCTGGCTTATAACCAGAAACTGTGCTAACCTTATTAGAGAACTTCAGAGGCTCAGATGGAAGACATGGGCGTCCAAGAAACAACAGTCGCAGAATAATCCTTATGATAAAATTCACGCCAAAGATGATCACGCTTGTGATTCAGCTCGTTACTTCTTTTCTTTCCTCCCTGAGCTCCGACAAAGAAACCCTCTCCCTGATAAAAGATTGGCGCTTCCAAAGATTGGTGGCAATAGTGCTAAGCGCGGTGATCGTCCTAGTTTTGATCCTAACCTGACACCCGAAGCACTATCAGGGGAGAAAACTAAGTGGACCAAAATAGTTCTTAATGAGGAGGATTAATGGTTGACCTCAATCCTGAAATCTGGGATAACCCTACTCTAGGTGTTGCTGCTAATAATAGGTCTCTCACAGAAGTAGAGGCCCAGCTTAAGGAAAATGATTCAGCACGTAAGGAAGGTCGCGATCCTCTTATTGCTGTTAATGAAGAGAAGTATCCTCAGTTTGCCCCTTCAGGCTCTGTTCCTTCAGATACTAATCCAGTAGAGCTTATTGGGTATGCAGAAGCTGTATCTAAGGGAATTAATCCGGATTTGGCTGTGAATATTTATAATTCTACTCCCTCTGTAGAAAGTAAGGATGCGCCTCTTTCTGGAGTAGGTGAAAAGGAAGCTCGTACGGTTAAGAAGACTAGTTCTGGGACGAGGAAGGGTTAATGACGGTTTCGGCTCAGTCTAGAATTAAGATCCTGGATAGACCTATACTAGCTCCCGGTTCTTGTTGCCTTTGTGGTTCAGCCGGGGGAGATGGCCGTAAGTTTATTGATTTTGGTAAGCAACTTGATTGGTATGGGGCAGTTTATTTTTGTAGTGAATGTATTAGGGAAGCTTCAGAAGCTTGCGGCTTTATTCCTGTAGCCAGCTTTGAGAAGCTTCATGATGAGTATCGTAGACTTCAGATTAGATTTGATCAGATGGCTATTGAACTTAAGTCGGTGAAGGATGCACTTTCTACTCTACTCAATAATGGGTCTAGCGAGTCTACTAATACTATTGACGATAATGTCACCTCTCTATCTCTTGTGGAGAAGCCAGAATCATCAGTCGAAACTAATAGAGGACCAGAGACTAGAGATTCAGAGACTAACGAATCTCCTAACGTCGAAGGACCCGATGACTTTTTCGACTCTACAGACTTTGACTAGTAATCAATCTTCCCCTGTAGCCGAAGTTCCAATAATACCCGGTGATGATGCATCTGTAGCTAAACTTATTGCGGATCGTTATACCTCACAGGGGCTAGATCCTAGAGCAGCGTATGATAATCCAGATGATGCTCTAAATGACTTTGGCGGAATTCAGGAATTCATGTAAGGGAGGAGGTAATTGAGTACATCTATAGTAGGTGCTACTGAAGATAATGGCCAGTATAGCGACGAGCAACTTCAGAATCTTGCTAAATCTTCTAAAGATAAAGATTTTGAAAATCGCGTAATTGAGTGGACAAAATCTAATCATCAGAAATGTAGGACTGTTCGTCAGCAGATAGAACGTCAATGGTACATTAATTTGGCGTTTTACACTTGGAAGCAGAATGTAGCTGTTATTCCTATTAGTTCAGCTAGTTCTGCGGCTACAGGAGTGCGCCTTTATATTCCTCCTGCTCCTTATTACCGTGCTCGCCCAGTTATCAATAGGATTCGACCTATTATTCGCACTGAGCTAGCTAAATTGACTGCTCAGAAGCCAACTGCTACTATTGTCCCATCAACAGGTGAAGATAGGGATTTGGCAGCGGCTCAAGCTGGCGAGCAAATTTGGGATTCAGTTTATAGAGACAAGAAGATTAAGTCCATTTTCGGTCGTACAATGCTTTGGACATTGACGACCGGTAATGGATTTATGAAGACATATTGGGACCCTAATAAGCCGGATTGTGAAGGTAATCCTGGTGATTTTTGTTATGAGAATATAACTCCATTTCATATTTTTGTACCTGATATGCTATGTCAGGATTTGGAAGATCAGCCATATGTTATCCATGTTCAGACTAAGTCCTTGGAGTGGGTTAAATCTAACTATCCTGATCTAAAGGCTCAGCCTAATGTGATGGAAGCTAATGATATTCTTAATGATAGTTTCTTGCAACTAGTTGGTGCTGGGGATTATCGAAAGAATGCTATTCTCTGTTATGAAGTATGGGTTAAGCCGGGACAGATTGATTTTATGCAAAATGGTGGTATGTTCACTATTATTGGTGAGAACCTTGTTCAATTTGTAGAAGGAAATCCGTATCTTCATCAGCAGTATCCCTTTATTAAATTTGAACATATCCCTACGGGTCGATTCTATGCAGATTCAGTTATTGGTGATTTGATCCCGATTCAGCGTGAATACAATCGTACGCGTGGACAACTTATTGAATCTAAAAATCGTATGGCGCATCCTCAACTGATGGCAGCAGAAGGCGCTGTAGACGCTTCTAAGATTAATACTGAACCTGGTCAGGTTATTCTTTATAAGCTTGGTTTTCCTCCTCCTGAACCTCTCCCACTTCAAAGTATTCCTGAATATGTACTTCTAGAAATTGATAGACTTCTTCAGGATTTTGAAGACATTAGTGGACAACATCAGGTTAGTAAGGGCCAGGTACCTCCTGGTGTTACTGCGGCTACAGCAATTAGTTTTCTTCAAGAACAAGATGAATCGATGCTTTCTACGACCTTTCAGAGTATTGAGGAAGGTTTTGAGAAAATCGGTTACCAGACACTTTGTTATGTAAAACAGTATTGGGATACTCCTCGTACTGTTAAGGTAGTTGGTCGCGATAATCAGTTTAATGTTATTGCTTTTCAGGGTACGGATCTTCGCGATAATACAGATATTCGTATTGAAGCCGGTTCAGCACTTCCGACCTCTAAGTCTGCTAAGCAGGCATTGCTTATGGATCTTATGTCTCAGGGATTTATTCCTCCTGAGAAGGGTCTAGAGCTTATGGATGTTGGGGGAGTGCAGCGGCTTTATGAAGAAGTTCAAATTGATAGTGCTCAAGCAGTTCGTGAGAATATGAAGATGAGCGCTGTTACTGATCAGGATATGCAGATATACCTACAGACGTTTATGGGAACAGATCCTGCTACAGGGGCAGCTATAATGGTTGATCCTAATACAGGTCAACCCCTTGTAGACGGAATGGGTAATCCTACGGCTCCTCCACTTATTGTTCCTGTTAATAGTTTTGATAATCACCAGATTCATATTCAAGTTCATAATAATTACCGTAAGGGTCAGGAATATGAAAATCTTCCTCAACGCATTAAAGATTTGTTTGAGGAACATGTTAACCAGCATATGATGGCTCTCGGTATGATTCCTGGAATGCCTTCCCCTGAGAATATGAATGCTGTTACTCCCGGGGAGGCAGGAGCTAATCCAGAACAAGTTAATGCAGAACAGCAAGCTACAGCCGAACAAGGGCCGGTGATGTAAATGGCAAATACTCAGATGGGAGCTGTTAACACTAACTTTGTTAACAGTCGTAAGGCAGTTGACAACATGGGCGGTTCGGATACAGACCTTACCACCCCTGCTAACTATGTTTCCATTAATGCTCTGCGCACTCGTCTTACTGCTGCTAATGCTTACTATACATCAGATGTTTTGGATAATATGACTGTTAACGACATGGTTTTTGCTTTGCGTACTCTTGACGATAAGACTTCTATTTCGGATTATCAGGCATAGTGTTTATCAATCCTGCGCAACAGATGGTTGATAATGCAACTAGCGCGCTCAGGGCTGAAAGGTCTACAATGAGACCTAGGGACAGTCGAGGTAATGGGCGCTCAGAGGCTATTACTCGGCGTCTTGCTACGATTCAGAAGAATAGGCGATAGTGCCATGGCTGATAGTAGTGGTACAACTATAGAGAATAATAAGCCTGTTGGTAGTGCTGGTCAGCCTTATGTTCCTATAAAGAAGGAAGTTTCTGATAGTCGAGCTAATGCTATTAAGCGAAGGCTTCGAAAGAAGACTATGAAGGCTGACCAGTCTAAGTAAATCATAAAGATCTAGGGCCTCTGTAGCTACTAGCTAGAGGTACGGGTCTAAAGGGATAGAGGGAAAAGAGATGGGAACACCTGTAGAGTCCGATGCTGGTAATGAAGAGGTACAGGGTAATGTAAGCTCGGACGCGGGCGATAATACTCCAGGGCCTAATCCGGCATGGAACGATGTTCTCAGTATTCTGCCAGAACAATTTCACGGCGTAGTTACTCCTCATTTTCAGAAGTGGGATCAGGCAGCTCAGCAGCGAATCGAGTCTGTTAATTCTCAGCTTCAGAGTTTTGAACCTTATAAGCCTTTTGTAGAGCACGGAATTACCTCTGAGGAAATTGAACAGGGTCTCAGACTTATGTTTGAGATTAATAACAATCCTCAGAATGTTTATGATGCTCTTGCTAAAGCTTATAATTTCGGACAGCAGGCTAATCCCCCTGTAGCCAATCCTAATGGTTCCGAAAAGGATGGGGATAACGAAGAGAATCCTCTCGCGAATGTTCCGCCTGAGATTCTTGAGAAGCTAAATGGCCAAGAGGGTATGCTTAAGGCTGTTGCTCAAATTGTTCTGAATGACGCTAAGGCTAAGCAGGATGCCCAGGAGGATAAGAAGCTCGATACCGAACTTAACTCCCTTAAGGAACGTATCGGAGATTATGACGAGCGATATGTTCTGTCACTAATGCAGAATGGAATGAGTGCTGACGAAGCTGGAGATGCTTTTGTAGCACTTAAGCAATCGTTCGCTCAGAATCGCCCTTTTGCTCCTACGGTTCTTGGTAATAGTCAAGGTGGATCAGGTCTTCCCTCTAATGCAATAGATCCTACGAAGCTTTCCAATAAGGAAACTCGTAGTCTCGTAGCTCAAATGTTGGAAGCAGCAGCTAAGCAACAGTAGCTCGGAGGCTAATGGGCGCTACGCTCACTACAGCAACTAATATTCTGAAGGAAATTTATGAGCCCCGTATTAGGGAGCAGCTTCAGAATCATTTGAAGACTTCTAAGCGTATTGAACAGACTTCTGAAGGTGTTACTTCAGAAGTTGGTGGTAAGTACGTTGTCTTTCCTGTTCACGTTAAGCGTAACCACGGCATTGGTGCTCGCCTTGAAATGGAGCAGCTTCCTACTGCTAAGAATCAGGGTTATGCACGGGCTCAGGTGAGTCTCGCTTATGAGTATGGTTCTATTAGACTTTCGGGACAGTCTATGGAACTTGCTCAATCTAATTTTCAGGCTTTCGCATCAGTTCTTGATGAGGAAGTTAATGGGGTTCAGCGCGATCTCGCTAAGGACATGAACCGTCAGGTTTATGGTACTTCTGTTGGCGCGCTAATGACCGCTAATGCGGCTTACACGACTAATACCATTCCAACTGATAATACTCAGTATATGGAAGTTGGTATGATGGTCGATGTGTATGACTCTACAGGAGCTACTCAGAGAGCAGCTAATCGTGAGGTTACTGCGGTAAATAAGAATACCTCTATTGTAGTTGATGGCGCGGCCATTGCTGCCGGAGCTGATGGCGATATTGTAGTCCGTACCGGTTCTCTTAATCGAGAAATTATTGGTCTCTCTCAGATTGTTAGCGCTACTGGTACGCTCTTTAATATTGATCCTTCTGTAGAGCCTTTGTGGAAGTCTGTAATTGATGCAAATGGTGGCACTAATCGTGCACTATCTGAATCTCTTATGATTAAGATGGTGGATGATGTATACACTAATGGTGGAAACACCACGGCTATCTTTACTACCCTTGGTGTTAGGCGTAGCTATTTTAACCTTCTCGTTCAGCAGCGGCAGTACACTAATACGAAGGAATTTGAAGGCGGATTTAAGGGTCTTGCCTTCACTACGGATAATGGTGAAATTCCCGTTGTTTCTGACGTGGACTGCCAGCCTAATCGTATGTACTTTATTAACGAGAAGGAACTAAAGATTTACCGAGAGTCTGACTGGTCCTTTATGGATCGCGATGGCTCTAAGTGGCAGCGTGTTATTGGTTATGATGCCTATGACGCTACACTTTACAAGTATTGCCAGCTCGGTACTCATCGCCGTAACTCTCATGGTTTGGTTATGGACATTACTGAGAGCTAATAGTCAGGGGATACA